GCTAGAATGGCAACGTTTTGTGAGTCTTGGAATAATGTTGCATGTAAGAGATATGCAACCGTTGTTGTGGTTTTACCAACCTGGCGAGGGCATTTTGTGATTACGAAACGATTGTCCTTAAACAGTTTGAGCATTTTCTCCTGAAAAGGCCACATCCTAAAATTGATAAGACCCTCATCAACGTTGACAATCTTTACATAATTTTTTGCGAAATAAATCGGATCTTTTGCACACTTCACATACTCATCTATTTGTTCCTGAGTATATTGTACTTGTACACCAGCTCTTTTTAATAACGGATTGTCGCGGTAAGAATCTTTATTGTCCATTATTCTTTAGAATTTTTGATAGTTCGGCAGTTGAACCAACAAAAATAGCCTTGTCAATTTTGGTATCACCATTATCTTTTTTCTTTCCGTCCATCTCACGCATCTCTTTTTGCATTTTCAATAGACGGTCATTGGCTTCCACCATGTTCTTTAGTAGAGTACCATAGACTTCGAACGCTCTTGGATGCTGACCTGCTTTTGCAATCTGTAGGATTTCATCCATTGCATCTTTGCCTTGTTCGATTATATCTTGAAGATTACTTTTCGATTGTTCGTATGCATCTGTCAAGTCTTGTTTCAGATCCAATTCTTCAGAATCACTTTTCACAGGTATCAATGATTGTTTCTCCGGCACTTCAACCGGAGTAACATCAAATATTTTTTCCATATTTTTATCAAATGTATTCATATTTTATTGTATGTATCTATAGACTCCGGAATCAAAAACCCATGTGTATACTTCTCCAGTGTTTGACATTCTTACTCTTGTCACAAAATTTCCTAAAGCATCAGGATCTTCTATGTATGGGTAAGCTCTTTCTGTACCACTTACGTTAACACTATAACCACCAGGATTTATATTTTTAATTGTATAACATTTACCGGCATCTACGTTGGCCGAAAGATTTACAACTACATTGCCACCTGCGGTGGTCGGATCACAAAATAAAATGTCATTTGTATTTGATGCGTTATGTGTATTTGAAGTTACTGTTATTGCATTTCTAAAACCTGGAGTCAAAGTTGTTTTGGCAGCTGTTGAAGTATCAAATACAGTTATTCTTCCATTACTTGCAAACGACCAATTCTGTGTATTTACTCTGACTAAAACTAATTGTTGTTCATCTTTCAATTCGACAGAAGTATTTGCTGTAGTGGCAACAACACCCACACTATCAACAATTGCAAAATTTGTATTTGCCCAGTTCAATTGAGCAAAGTCATTTACATTTCCTGCAAAAACATCGATACTGTTTGCTTCTTGAATATTACCTATTCTTGTATTTGGATATGCGTTGTTTGCATTTGTTCTAAAAATCAGTGAACCAGTAACAATATCACCAGTTTTTGTGATTTTTGTGTTTGCTGCAGCAAAAGCTGCATTGGCTGTTTGTCTAGCTAAGTTATCGGAAACTGATCCTGTGGTAAACAACTGTGTGAAATTGTTGTTTATTTTTTGGCCGGCTACTCTTAAAGTATCGCCTTTACCATCATTTGGTAATGTTCCAGTGTTTATTACTTCTTGAGCCATTTTAATTATATTCCCTTATTGATGATGGATATCTATCCGAATCTAGATCCATCGTAATGTCACCAGCAGTGCTGTCCATAGTATATGTATTCAAATCGAATGTTGCAGGTGAAGTATCCACTTGTACATACTTGCCTTCGGTTGGTGAGTACGATGTATATGTGTAACTAGCATTTGTTTGAACAGAAATAATTGGAGAAGTCGAATTGAAATTACCTTTTATATCTGTAAGCCTTAAAATATTTAGAGAAGGTATCCACTGTGTAACTTTTGCAGTGGCTGTGGCTGTACCAAAAGAATACCCTTGGTAAACAACATCTCCTATTCCATAAAAACCATTTCCTGTGGCTGGATTCATTGTAAATGATATTACATCATTCGTAGAATTCAAATTGTATATTGAAGAAATAGAATGTGTAATGAAATTTGTTTCTGTGTGTTTACCAAATATAAAGCCTTTGACGGTGAACCTTAAAGTCCAAATGATCATCCTTGTGGCTTGTTCTCTATCACCTTCATAAACTATTTCGTGATCTGTAGAATTTAAAATTACAGGTATTTCCTTCACAACTCCCATTTCAGGAATCAGATTCAATTTTACTGTATAATCCGGTGTGAAATATGGTACGATATGTTCAATAACTTGAGTTGCGTCTTCAATATTACGTACATACAAATACAGATTGAAATCAAAATTGTATGGTACTGGATTATATTGTGATATTGCTCCAGTTGCATTAGAAGCAAAATTCTTAACGTTTGTGTTTTGTTTTCTGGAACTATCATAAGAAAGCCCAGTCATTTCAAATGACAGTCTAGGCAAAGCCATTTGGACTTTTTTGTCCAGATTTGGATCATCCTCCAAACGCATCACATATCGTTCTTTAGAAGCGTATGCAATTGGTATTAGGAATCTTTCCTTTTCAACTTGATTTGAGTCGTAACGCACCAGTGTAATATTATTGAATAGGTCACCAAACCCAACAACAATTTTTCGTATGATGCGATTGTATTGAATTGCTGCCATTAAATTTTTCCGAACGGATTAATTTCCGTGAAATCAATAATATTATTTGCCTGATCTTCTATGTACATATTGTCATAGTTTTCATTTGGCGTACTATCTCTCAAAGGATTGTAAGTTGTTAACATATATCGAGCATTACTTGTTGCACCAATAATTGTAACGTTGTCTGTAAATTCTCCATAAATGTTTGTAACACTTATGGTATTTGATGATGCGTCCCAATTCTGTACAGTTGCACTAGACGATGCATTTGCCAGTGTTTGATCACTAGACTGATACACAATTTCTTTTTGTGAATAGTTTATTGCATTTCCGTTACGAACTGTCAGATCGATTGTGTAACTAGATTGTGTCACAACATCATCAATATCAGCAATACCGGTATCGATAACTTCCTGTGAATACTTGAACTTCTCAAGTTCCAGTTCATAGAAGAATGGAATCTTGCGACCTAATGTGAAGAAGTCTTTTGTTTGATTCACAAACTTAATCTCAAACAATTCACCAGTACCATTTAAGAACGGCACATAAATCAGATCGCCTTCACGTGGTCTTGTAAATACGTTCTGTGGAACACGTTGAGAGAAAGAACGCTTTGATATGATAACGTTTGCGTTGTTTCGAATTTCTAAACCAAACTTGGTAAAGAACTCTTTGTCTCCCATATACTCCAAAGCATTTGAAAGATAGAATTCGACAGGGAAAGCAGACTTGAATTTTTTAACTGGATCTTCACCATACAGTATATCTCTATCTTCTTCATTGAAGATTGGGCAATAATATGCATCGAAACCCATAATCTTAATGGACTCGACAATCAAATCTTCAACAACTCTTTGTTCCGCAATCGAGTTGTAGTTGTTAAAGTACACCGAGGTCGCAATTTTAGGTTCCTACCTTTCTTCTTTCATTCCACCACTTTTTCATTCTTTGTGAGTGTGCTTGTTGACGGATAGGATCATTTTTATATTTTTCCGCACTTGCTTTTCCAGCTATACTTGAAATTTTAGAAGTGTCGTTATTTTTTTTTCTTGTTTCAATTGATTTTTTTATTTGTTCTTCTGATATTGTTTTGCCTTTATTAGCATTCGACAATATTTTTAAATGTTCTTCACTATTTTTTGAGTTTTTTCTACCATTGTGTAGGGCTTTCGCATGTTCTTTAGATATTTTTTTGCCTCTTTTAGCGAGTGCCATTTTTTCTCTGGTTTCCAATGTCGGTATTCTGCCTTTATTCATATTTTTATGAATCATGTGTATAATATCTTCTTTACCAATGTGACCACTTAAAGCTTTCCAAGCAACATTGTCTTGCCAATTACCATATTTTTCCCACAATAAACGGTGAGCGTCTGCATGTTCTTCAACAGTGAGCTCAATTAAATTGGAAGGATCATCTGTTCCTCCCATGTGTTTTGGAATTATATGGTGTTTATGCTTCATATTAGTTCAAATAGAATTCCAAAATACCGCCGTAATTCTTTTCCATGTC